GCGCTTCCCGACGGACCTCGCAGCCTCCATCGCCTCATGCCATGTGTAGTAATGATGGCCGTCCTTCTCGTAACCGCCGATTGTCAGGTTGTCACGGTCCCACAACAGGCCGCAGAGTTCGATTTCGTTTTTTATCATTTTCATTCAGAATTAGTCAGTCACAAATCCAGCTTATTAAATCGGCTTCCGCAAGTCTCGCCGGACCGAACCGACGAATGGCGGATAGCTTTTGCGATGTTGAGATTTGCCCAACGATGTTTCGACCGTGACTATCTCTGCCGACAGGTAATACAATCGACCGAATCTCAGATAGCGACGAATCTGATTGTTACTGGCCTTACGCATTTCAACGTATTTCCGGTAAGGCATGCCTTTAGGGCGCTCAGTGATTATTTCCATAATTCATATTTTGAGTTACAAATCCAATTTCGGATGATCGAAAGTCCCCATTCTCGACCCTTTGGCGGGCAGGGGCGATCCGTAATAGTATGTCTTGTATTTCGCCACCGTCCGGCCGCTGTCGTCCTTGCGGATATTCCAGTAGCTGCAAATGGGCATACCCTGTTTCCTGAGTCTCGAAATGATCTTGCGAGAGTCTACGGTTTGGCCGATTCTGTTACCCTGCGCCGTCGTCATCCGAATCCCCGACAGAAGGGCCGCTTTGATTCGTCTTTGTGGTTCCGCTAAGTAGTTCATAATCCAAACTATTAAAGACCATTTTCTCCTTCATAAAATCCTCCGGGGCCGTCGCGGATGCGGAGGGGGTGAGAGCTTTAGGGCTCTCTACTAACTAATCAAACCCCAACTTTTGGCTGTCCCTTTTCGGTCAGGCAACGGACCGTCTATTCTATCCACAGGTTCTTTCTCAGGTACTCGTTCACTACCAGCTTAAGTTGCGCATCGGAGCAGTCGTTGACGATCCGCTCGCCCCCGCCGACATAGGTGACGAGCCGGGCGAAGCTCACCCCGTAGCCCCATACGTCCTCTTCGTCGCCCCCGTCAGCACGATTGTAACTTATGGCGTAGAACTCAACGCTCGCGTCCAGTCCGTGGCCGATCACCTCGATGCCGCCCCGGCGTTCGTCTATGCTTTCGGGGCATTCACCCTTTGCTCGGGGCTGTTTAGAGGCGGTCTCGACGATATGCTCTCGGATTGTCTCGGCCACGAATCGCATCTGCGACTCGGCAATGTGCATTTTTTGCACTTTGGTAGTTGTTCTGCGGAACTGTATACGATCCGAATACGTTTTCGTGTGTGTATCGACTATTTGCATGATTTCAGATTTAAAGGTTGGCAAACGATGTCCTCGGCCAAGATGAAATACTTCGGCCAGCGCTCTTTGATACGTGCGCAAGCCATGCCGATAGCTTCCTCGCGGGAAGTTGCGAGGAACGGATGAGAACAATGAAGGTTCGCTACGCAAATGTCTATTCGCTTCGCGTAGATCGATACCTGATAGTAACGTTTGGTAGAATGTGCCTGAACAGGCTTAGAGAAGGCGCTATTACGGGCGCTAACCGTAGCGATGGATGCACCTTGTGCACCTGCGCTAACTTTTTCGCTGTTTGCCATTTTCGGAAAAAAGTTAGTTGCGTATGTAACAAAAGAGGCGAGGCCCCTCGGTTGTTTTGGCAAACAGCGCGAACTTGTAGGTACAAGATCGTCCGAAAGAGACCCCGCTTTATTATACGGTTTGTATGTAATGCGTGAACCTACGTTCTCGCTGTTTGCCATTACAAATATGGGCAAAGTTTCTGACTTCACCAAATTTGCACGCACATATTTTTCACAAACCGCTGTCATTTTTCTTAATCTTTGAAATCGAGGGCCGAGTAGGAGTGGAACCTACCTTCCCGGGCCGGCCCTTTGGAGCTTTCACTCCCATTTGCTTGCTTGGTCAATCAACGTCTGCTTGCTGGCGGAGCCTTTCGGATATTGCTCTGCCAGCTTAAGCAGAGCTATACGCTCTTTGTTTTTCTGGGCCTCGCTTTGCGGACCGTCGTGTAATTGGATCTCGTCGTTCATGGCTTTTTTGTTTTTATAATCCTGAATTGCGCTGTAGCCGAACAAGACCAACAAAAGCGCAGGAAACGTCATCATTATCATGCCTCGTCGTTTTGCAGGCTCTGCCGAACCATTATTTTGGCTCGCCTTTCGGCCTCGATCAGCGATAGAATTTCGTGACGGCTGTACATGATTGGTGAGTTCTTGCACTTCCCCTTTCGCCGCCGGCTTAACAGCCCCTTGCTTTCGCGCTCTTTCAGCCATGAAAGGGTAACTCCAAATTCATCCATAGCCTGCCGTTGCGATATTTCATCCTTCGTCGGATTGACATTCTTGATGGCGGCTTGCGCGATCAGATCGGTAAGGGACATTATTTCGCTTTTCATGTCCATCAGTTCGACCAGAGAGCCTTTGTACAAACTCTGCATTCTCGTCGATACTGGTTCTGTCGGTTGATTTTTCATGGCTTGAACTGAGCTAAGGCTACAAAAAGGACACGGAGCAGCGGGGCGAGCTTTTCAAGATCGTCCAAAGAGAGTGATTGTAAGCGGATTGCAATCTCTCGATCTGAGAGGTTAAGGATGTCCTGTACTTCGGGTACGGGTGCAGTAAGGGTACTATTATTCGCCTCACTACTTGTTTCGCTCTGTCGCATTTGGCTAAAAACAAGTTAATTAATATGTATGAAAAGAAAGGCGCGCCCCCTTTTCTTGCGACAGAGCTACAACCGCACGAAGCAGATGTATAGCAGGGACACGCCTTAAAGCGTAATTTGTATATGTCAGCTATATGCGATATAGCTCTGTCGCAATACAAACGTACAAAATCTATTTGATTCTGCAAACTTTTTTCGCCATTTTCTGCTCTGAAGAACATATCTGTCGCTGTTTGAATAGTTTAGAAAAGGGCTGCCCGTGCTGTTCAATGTCACTTAAACTCTACCGCTACAGGGGATTGCACAAGCGCCCTTTATTCGTTATCTTTGCTTTGTCACTTAAATACTTTATCGTTATGGACATCAATTTTCTCAAATGCACCGCAGTGGATGGTCGTAATCTTGCGATCAACCTCGAACACATTGTAGTTATTGAGGATAAAGGGGATACAATATCCATCAAATTAGGAGAAGAATGGCTGGAACTCGCTTTAACACTTGACGATTTTATTCGAGATTGTCACGGCATCGAGAAGTAAATATTCTCATTCTTAAGGTAGATTCCTCATCATCGTGTTTGCACTCTGATCCTGAATTTGTTTTATTTGCCCTCGCTTTAACCCAATCATAAAAAGCGTCGGCCACTTTGCAAGCTTGTTCCGATGGCTGTCCAGCAGTAAATATCGCCTTATCCAAACACCACTTTCGGAGCCTCACATCGGCGCCGAACAGATTTTTAATGTAGTCGATCATTCGTTTCATAATTGTCTGTTTTGTGGTTTATTTGAGAGTGCGGCAGGAATCAAACCTTCTAATCGGCCTACCTCCGATTAACCGGGTATCATATGCTGCTTATAATCGATCCTTGTACTTTATTGTAAACTCCGCCAGCGAGTGTACCCCTGCTTTACGAAAAGCGTCGCGCTTGGTCGTGCGTACCGTCTCTGGCGATATGTAAAGTGCGTCTGCGATCTCCTCTTCTCTCATCCCTTCCATGTAGAGTTTCATCACCTCTTTCTGTCGCTCGCTCAAATGAGTATCGAACTCCGGATTGCATACGACTCCCACATATTTGCATTCCCCTTTGATAGGGCAGCTAACCTCTTCGAAAGTGAATCGCCCCACCCCGTCAATGTCCTGCTTATTATCCAACCGCCCGAAATTGCACCGGATGAACCTATGGCATATCAAGAACCGATAGTAGTTAACGTTCGGCTGACTCTTGCGATAAATTTCGGACAGCGCCTTGAACGCCTTCGGATACTCTGTCTCGATCCGGGCAAACAGTGCTCCGGTCATGGCTTTGTCCTCCAGCCTATAGGAGTGGACTCCTTCGGCATCTCGCACCATTACCCCACCTTCAGGATCGTTGAAAAATTCTATGTTTCGTAAATCGGTCATAGTCGTGCTAAAGTCTCCCCCTTTATTGCTCGGCCAACAAGCTCAGAAAGGGGTTGGGGTATTTGTACTCTATGCGATGATATCCTATGGTTGTCTCTCCGTCTTTGTGCATAACCTCAACAGGGGAATAGGGGACAGGGAGTTCATCGTACATGTCAATCCACTTATTCCGTTGGAAGTACCCGGATTTAGATTTACACTTCGGTTCCTTATACGGTACCGGAACCAAAGCACACGGATCAACGAGATACGGCATTACTCCTCACTTTTAAGTTCGACCTCGACCTCCTCGTTCATGTAGGCCTCCAATTTGTCGATGGTGTCCAGCGTGCGGTCTATACGATCGAGTTTTTCGTACTTCTTCAGCAGGTTGTCGAGGTTGCTGGAATACTCGCAATCGGCATCGGCGAACTTCTTGATGATTTCCTCAATGCCCAGCTCGGTCGTGACACGTTCGTCTTTGAGATTGATTCGCGCAACCTCAATCGACGATTCGACCTTGCGGCGGCGCAATTTGAGGATGTTATCTACCAATTTGCACTTTGCAAACGCTGCCGTTATACGGCTCATCTTCTCTACTCTCTTTTTCATTGTTCTTTATTAAGTATATCCTTCGCACTTTGTTTTCTACTCGTAAAATTCCACAGGAAAAAGGTTGTCGGCGGTATAGCTACTATTGCCCGAGTGACGACGGATGATATTCGCCAGTTGACGTCGCTGGAGAATGTTCGGGCGAATGCTGCCACTTCTATACCGCCACAATGTCGCATCGCTCAGAATGCCGATAGACGATTTCAGTTTATCGAATAACAGCCTACGTTCCGTCGAATCGGTAATGCTTTGGATATACTCCTCAAAGGGTAAAACCCGCACCACAGCTATGTTTTGACTTGGCTTTTCGGTGCTTAATCGTATATTTGTCATTGCAACATTTGTTTTACAATGCAAATACAGAAAATATATTTTCGTAAACCAAAAGAAATCGAAAATTAAATGTCGGAAATCAAGAGGCGAATAATTGAATTCATTGAAAAAGAAGGGATTGCAAAGGAGTCTTTTTATAAAAAAATTGGAATGACTTCAGCAAGCTTCAGGGGGACTGCAAAAAATACGCCTTTAAATTCCGACGCAGTAGAAAATATATTATCAGAATTACCGCAAATAAATATACATTGGCTCCTCACCGGCGAGGGTCCCATGCTGACAGAAAACACAAATTCACCCAATACCCCGCAAGAACCTATTAACCAAAACCAAAATGATATGAATATCGAACTTGTGAAGATGATCAATCGGAAAGATCGTGAGATCGGTGAATTGCAGGTAACCATCGCTAACCTAAGAGAAGAAATCGGCGCACTTCGGACCAAACTGGAATCAATGACCTTCGTGGAATCACAATCGCAAAAAAAGGGGGCCGTATAATGTCGAATTTGGACGCATCGTTAAGCTAAAAAGAGATCGATCAATACAAAATTTCGCCCTCGGCGGCAAACCCAAGAAGTTATTATAACGCCATAAAACATCGCAGGCCCTATAATGAATAGGGCTTGCGATATACCAAACATAATATGTCCGGGATAATCAAATTCAGCGACGTGCGCGACAAGGTTGTGCAACTTCGCAATCAAGATGTACTACTGGATTTTTCTGTGGCGGAGTTGTACGGAGTGGAAACAAAGGAGATCAACAAGGCAGTCAGGAATAATCCTGATAAATTTCCTGAAGGGTATATTTTTGAATTACAACAGGCTGAAAAACAGTATGTGGTGGAAAATTTTCACCACCTCGAAAATGTCAAATATTCCCCGGTTGTTCCTAAAGCCTTTACAGAAAAGGGCCTCTACATGCTGGCGACCATTTTGAAAAGCCCGCAGGCGACACAGACGACTATCGCAATCATTGAGGCATTTGCAAAGCTCCGTGAGCTATCCCGCACCATCGGGGAGATGTCCGCTAACCCGGACCGGTTCAAACAAAAAACGTTGATGCAGAAAAGCGGAGAAATCATGGCCGACCTGTTTGGAGAGGATATGCAAACGACCGACACGGAGACCGAAATTGAGTTGAATTTCGCCGTTTTAAAACTAAAGCATACTGTCAAACGCAAAAAATAGGATTGCAATATGTAGCTATCAACAGGAAAGGACCGAAGACTACTCCTCGGTCCTTTTCATGATTGACAATGCTTGTTCGAGAAACACTCGTATAGGTATCCTATGCTTATTGGTATACTCTCTCAGTTCTTCCCGCAACCGCAAAGGCACACGCAAGGTTATCGTAGTTGACGGTTGCTTGGTGTTTATGGGTTTGCGCCCGGCCCCTCGACGCGCCCCTCCGTGTCCATTCTTTTTCTCGACCGATCCTAACATGATTACTGTCTGGTTATTCGCTGCAACAACACGACAGACTCGCGTGCCGAACGCAGTGCCTTGATAAACTTATCTGCGACGCTCTCGCCATTCATATCGACAAGTCGCGGATGCTGCGCCTGCGCCATACGCAGCACTTCGTCGAGTGCGGCAATTTGATTATCATATGGCAGACCATCACGCCGAACGGTTTCAGCCTCTCCGTGCATATATGCCTTCAAAGCCTTTTTCATGAGCGGCGGCAGGCGGTTGATATGCGCGACAGGTTCATAAAGCATCCGCACGATCTCAAGCACGACAACCGTCTCCCCAGCAACGGCTGCCATATAACGGTTTTTGCCTTCAGGCGCATCCATACGGGCGGCTACCTCTGCGCGGCGCGATTTGGGGACAGTATATACCCGCGCGATAAAGCCGACCTCTTTGTCAGTACACACGACGAAGTCGTCGGTGAAGCGCGATGCTTCGGACCGACGGCTTCGGTCGATGATGAAAGCTGGATAATCTTTGGCCATACATTAAATATCTGATTTGTTTAAAAGTAATTGATATTCCAACTCTTCTTCTGAAGGCAGCGAACCGATCTTTCGCATATTGTGTAATGTCCAAAATCGTTCTTCGTCTCGATCTACCGGCACTTTTCGTACAGCCTGAGGTTTTGAATAGATATCATTGAAAAGCCGAACTATTTCGTTTTTAAAAGCCTCGATACCTTCGCGCAATCTGATTTTCTGAGCTTTTCTGACTTCTTGAGTACTCATAACGCGACAGATCGTCTGCCCGTCGGTCAGGTGAATGAACACTCGTCCGCTTTCTTGATTTTCGTTAATAGCACGAATGTCTGATGCTTTCATATTTTTTTCGGTTATATTTTCAGTTTCGGTATTTTCTTTTTTGTCGTTTTCAATATCACATTCGGCTTTTGCGACTTCGGTCGACTCTACCTCAGCATCGAGTGCCTCCATACGGGCGGCGCAAGCCTCGGCCTGATCGTCGGTCAGCTTTTTGATCGCGAAAGCAACGCACCATGCTTGCTTTACGGAAATCGCGCGATTGTCACAACTGGCTTTCTTGCAAATGTCAACCACGAAACCTTCTCCGATTTCGGTGATGATATTGAAAATGAAGTATGCGTCATCAGAATATTCGACGCTGTTACTGCTCAAATAATGGTAATTGGATACCTTTTCAAAGATGTCGCGCACATTCATTGCGCGGAGTTCGTTGATAGTGTCGATGTACTTTTTCATATCGTCCGCTTTGAGCCCGTCGGCTTTGGTTTGAGGTTTAACTTCAACGCAAAGGTAAGAATATATTTTGAATATGCAAAACTTTTTTCAAAAAAATATTTATGTGATAACACAAAAGCTACTATTACGCACGATTAATTTGCACATAAAATACTGAGTGCAAATAAAATATCATTAATATGCAAATGGGTAGTACAATGTGCTACCCGTTGTCATTTTTGCTTCATAGCTATCGTCAAAATCCCCGCGTTAGAGGGTGTAACATCAATTTTCACAAACTATGGACAAAGACATTTTCATGTTCGGCGACGGGGGCAATTCGAGCGTTGCTTCTCTGATTCCGGCCCTGATGCAGAATCGGGGTATGGACCCGAATCTCGTAGCGGCGCTGATGAACGGCAACAACAACCGAAGCGCATGGGGCGGAGACGGCTGCTGGTGGATATGGATCATCTTGCTGTTCTTCTGCTGGGGCGGCAACGGATGGGGCGGCAATGGCATGAACTCGCTGCCCGCTCAACTCAACGGCGATGCGGGCCGAGAACTGCTTATGAACGCTATTCAAGGCAACGGCTCGGCAATCAGTCAGCTTGCCTCGTCGCTCAACTGCTCCGTTCAACAGATCCAAACCGCGATTTGCAGTCTTCAGGGCTCAATCGACAAAGTGGCCGGTCAAGTCGGAATGACGGGACAGCAAGTAATCAACGCCATTCAGGCAGGCAATAACCAGATTGCCGCCCAGATGGCAGAATGCTGCTGCAACGTTCGCACGATGATTCAGCAGCAGGGATACGAGAGTCAGTTGGCTACCTGCAATCAGACCAACACGCTGGTCAACACGGCGAATCAGAATACCCTCGCCCTGCGCGATGCCGGAACGGCCAACACCAACGCGATCATCGGCAAGCTCGATCAGATGCAGACTCAGGCGCTTCAGGACAAGATCGATGCGTTGCGCGAAAAGAACTCGACGCTGCTCAACCAGCTCTCGCAGGAGCATCAGACGGCCGCTTTCGGCCAGATGATAGGTCAGGCAACGACTCCTATCGTGAATGCGGTAAACAGCCTGCAAAACGACGTCAACGGGATCAAGTGCAAGCTGCCGGAAACGGCTACCGTACCCTACAGTCCGATTGTCGGCGTGCCTACGTGTGTTGCCGCACAGTACGGAATCGGCTTCGGCGTGAACGGTTGGGGCAACGGCTTCTGGGGTTAATCAAGAAAGGAGGTTGCTATGGCAGTATATCCTTTCACGCTCGTTAACCGCCGCGGGTCGGCCGCTATTGCGACCACTGCGGTTACTGTCAACACCGACAATGTAGTGTTCACCTTTCATAACCATGCGTTTGTCAACGCATGGTATCGGGGAACGGTATTCGTGGACATAGCCCAGAAGATTCCTACCGGGACCACCGGGACGCTGCCCATTCTGTTCTCGACCAATGGAGCGACACAGGCCGTCACCAAATTCGACGGAGCGCCCCTGACGGTCGCCGACATTCCGGGGACGGGCGTTTACGAGTTCTGGTTCGACCGGACTACGAACACGCTGCAAATCATGACAGGCATTGTTTAACCAATCAGCAGGGAAGCCCGTAAACGCTTCGGGCTTCCCTATTTAAAAATTAAAAACCATGTTTCTGAATTTGAGAAAGGGCAGTTCCGTGTACGTCTTAGACACTCGGGAGACGCCGAAATTCTATGTCGCAACCGTCAAGGAGATAGGCATGCCCTATTATCCGCAGCCTACGCCGGGGCAACTCACGCCGTTTCAGCAGCAATATATCAATATCGTTCTGGATAATAACGAGTCGTGGGGTGTTAGGACCAATATGGACGTCGAGTCGAAAGACGGCCTTACTGTTTCCATGACACGTGAGGGGCTTATGCCGGCGATCACGGCGGCGCAGAAGGAGAGCACGGACATCATCAACTCGTTCGACCGGCACAAGGCAAACCTGGCCGCATACGATCAAATACTCAAAGAGCTCGACCCGTCCTACGCCAAGACCCGAGAGCAGGATGAGGAGATCAAGAGGCTGAACAAGGAGCTGGCCGATCTGAAAGGGCTGATAAAGTCCGTTCCGACGCTTAACGACATCAAGAGCCTTCTCAAACCGGAAACACCAAAAACCAAGTAATTATGGTGTGGAATGCAATAGGGATCGCTCGCGGTTCCAACGGGGACGACGAGCAGATCGACGAGATGCTTGAGAAAGCATATCGCAAAGGTTACAAAAAGGCAATGGAGGAGATGCACGAAGGCTACGGCGAGCGCGGAGGCTATTCCGGAGGCGGACGCGGAGGCTATGGTATGCGTGAGCCGTGGAAAGAAGACGATGACGACGACTATGACTATGGCGAGCGTCGTGGAGTGCGTGGAACCGGTCCGTATTCTCGCTACAGACGTCGGTAGATTATGGACAGACTCGACGTTTACGAGCAGATACCGCGGGGAATGCGTGAATACCTGTCTCACTACGGATGGCATTTCTCGCAAAAGCTCGCGGAATATGCGACGGACCCCAAGCGCATGAAAAACGCCGACGGGTCGTCGCACCGGTGGACGCACGAGGAGGTCAAGCAGGCCCTTGAGCGTAACGGACTGACAATCGAAAAGGCAAAAGGTTACGATTGCATGTACGTCGCCAACATGGCCTACTCGGACTTTTATCCGAAGCCCCTGTCTTCCGAGGCCCAGATCATGCAGTACGTCAAGGCGTACATAGACGATCCGGATGGCGAAGACGGCATAGCTCTTACGAGATACTATGCCGAC